TACAGCACCGCCTTCAGACGTAGCTGTTAGGCTTGCACCCAAGCCATCATTTACAATCTGTGTCAGTGCCATAACCTATCTCCTTATGCGTAAGGGCTATCACCAAGTACGTCTGTATCCCAAGCAGCTTTCAAGCCAGCGATGTCAGTTGCAGCATCAATAGCGGCATCTGCTGGGGCATCACGAAGGTCATCTTTTGCAGAAGCAATAGCGGTTGTGCTTGCCCCTGTTTCAAGTGCCTTCATCAGTTCTACGTCTTTCTCTTCAAGCAACGGCTTGCGTACTTCACGGATTTTGTCCTTGAAGATTTCTTTTGCTTTGGTCATGTCTTCTGAAATCACAGAACCTGACAGTGACCATGCTCCCCGGAAATCCCGGTTTGCAGGAACAGTAACCGATGATGCGTCAGCTTGATTACCGTCCTTGTCAACAATGTATGTTGTTACAGCCATGATATTCTCCTTATGCTGCTTCATCAAGGGTTGTTAAGTCGTCAGAGATACGCCATGCGTTTCTCCACTCACGAGTAGATGGTAACTGTTCCTTGCTACATATTACCATTTTAGGGCGGTTGCCCTCATCCCAAGTCTGCCATACAGACTGAGGAACGTCCTTCTTAATTAAGTATTCAATCGCTTCTTCTTCTGTCATAGCCTCAACAGGTTCTGTCTCATGCAACAGGTAGCCACGAGTATGCTTCTTGAAATCTTCCTGCGCTTCGTCTTTGGCAAGTTCGTGATATACCCAGACAGGTGGTAGGATACCGCCTTGCATCGCTGCTGCCATCCAGTTAGGGTCAGGCACAAGTATCTTGGCGCACTCATCAATGCTGTCCTCATAGACCACACGGTAGTCTGACTGGTGCGGCTCAAGGTTTTCCTTTGCCCAGCACAATCTATCCCAGAGATGTGTACCTTGAAATTCAGGTGTCTGCATTATGCTAAGTCTCCTACGCACATCATATATTGAACACGGTCTTCAGCACTTCCACTGTAGTCGTAAGTAAAAATCTTAGCCGCACTAGAACTTCTAGTTGAATCTACCCCAGCAAAATTGTTTTTATTTTGGGCAGAACAAGTGGATGAGTAGTCGTTAGCATCAAAAGATGTAGAAAAAGTATACGTTGTATCTCCTGTGCCACCGTCAGCAATGCTGGAAATATTTAAGCTATTCAAAACTGCTTGCGTACCTACTTGATTTACAGTACCCCAAACCTTCGCACTACCATTAACAACATAGCTGGTGGATATATCAGCACCAGCACCTGTCTCGATTGTATCTGCTATAATCTTGCCAGCCATTATGCTAAGTCTCCGTGAAGTGCAACCGAGTTATATTGCCTGTCTTGTGACACGCCATCAGTTGACCGATAGCTACCTATCTGTGCGGTTGTTGTTGTCGGTGCGGTAGCAGTCCAATTTGTTGATGCCGCATAGCCATTCGTATAATTCAAAACATAATCACTGGTATTAAAAGGGTTGCTAAATGTTAATGTTGTGATTCCAGTTCCATTATCAGAAATGCTAGAAACTGAAAAACTGACACGAGATGCAATAGTGCCTGTACCGTTAAAGTTTATCCAAGCCTTAGCAACCCCCTGTTGCAGTTGCATAGTAGCCGCACCGCCCTCAGAGGTAATCGTCACATTGCCAGCAGCAGTCTTGCCAGTGAGGTTGTCTGTAATCACCGTACTCATGCTAGGCCTCCTATTGACGCAACCCAAACTTTACTGTAGTCCCACATTCCCCCAGAAGAACTTTCACTTGAACCATAGGCCGTGCCATACTGTACTGTTGTTGTAGTTAAGGCGTCTATTGTGTTTGCTGAATTTGTGCCTACATTCACTGCACTTAAACCTCTACCAGAGCCGCTCGTAGAACTAGTACCGTCATCCGCTGTATTAAATAAAGATACGGTTATACACCTATCGTGAGCAGAAGAAAAAGCAGATGTTATGTTAAGCGTATAAACCCCTGTTTCCTCATCTGTGACACTGCTTACGTTGAGCGACCCCTCAATGTTATTATTAACACCATCCCAAGAAATCCACTGTTTAGTAGCCTCTTGCTTAGTCAGCGTGACAGGGCTACTGCCGTCTGCCGCTACGATTGTATCTGCTTTTAATGTACTCATAGCGTCACCAATGTACCACCAGAGTTAACAGTCAGGGTTACCCCTGTTGCTACTGTGAGTGGCCCTGTTACGTTAGCGTTCTCTGTTGCCAAAATAGTCGTATCCGTGTTGAGTGTCTGAGCATTAATACGGAAGATACCGCCTGTCTTAAAGTTACCTTTGTTTTCCTCTGGCGGTACTACCGACCCCATTGATGTACCCATGTACATAACAAAGATGTTGCCAGTACCGCTAGATGGGGCAGCGGAGAATGTTAGGGTAGTACCATCAGGCACAGTGTAGGAATCTGTCGGCTCTTGCACAACACCATCTACAGACACAACAATGTCCTCTGCCCGAACTGTTCTGTTCAGGGTAAACGTGGTTGCTGAACCTGTGCCGTTAAACTCCTGCTTGGCAGGGCGGCTTTGGAAAGCTGTTATTGGTGCTGCGCCTTGATACGCCATGCCCTACTCCTTATGTAATATCTAGGTGGCTAAGTACAACGTCAACAGACGATGCAGTGTCAGACTCAACAGTGATTGTATCACCCGGCTCCATTACCACCTTCTGGTCTCCACCAACCACAACTAAAGAACCACCTACAGGAATGGGTGCTGCTTTTACAAGGTGAACATTATCCACTGCACCGCTAGTACGTCCAGCACCATTTAGCTTTACGTCTACAGTAACTTGGCTAGTCACAATGTTAGCAATACTCAAACCAATAATAGTAGTTTCAGTAGATGAAGGACAAGTGTAGATAGTGGCAGCAGATGTACCAATAGCTGTATCTGTCTCACTTAAAAATGCGTTTGCCATTATTTACTCCAATTAATTATACAGTAATTATACCATACTTTTACACTATTGTCAACTAGCCTAATGCAATTGCCATTGCGATGCCACCGTCACCACTTGCTGGTAGATTACTTAACTGTGACCCATCCACTGCTGGCAGTCTAGCTGACCCGTCTAGTACAACTACATTACCTGCTGATGTACCTGTATCCGCAACCGCTGCTGTACCCAGACCTAGTGTGGTACGTTGTGCTGATGCATCTGCATCATCTAGCAGTGCTTTACCTGCTGCTGTTAAATCATATACGGCTGCCGTACCAGAACCAGTAAACTGGATACCCTTATCTGCTGCAGAAGTCAGGCCAGCAATCGCTTGTAACTCTGCATCCAAACGTGCATTAGCAACTGTGCCAGATAACTGTGCGGCATCAATTGTTTTGTTAGTCAGGGTTTGTGTAGCTGTTGTACCTACAATCTCTTGATTACCACCAGCAGGTAGGGTCAGAGTGTTGGTTACAGAAGCAGAGTGGGGTTGCGCTATAACTGTTTGACCATGTGAATTAGACTCACAGTTAAATACTACAGCACCCGGATTAGTGTTACCTCTAACAACAACTGTTCCTGTGCCGTGTGGTGCAAGGTCTAGGGTAGCGTTGGACGTAGTAACAATGTCGTTACCATTGGTGTCTAAGTCACCGCCAAGCTGTGGGGTTGTATCGGCAACCACATCAGTCAAACCACCTGCAGCAGAAACAAGGTTTGCGACAGTCATCTTGCGTAATGCTGTTGCAGAGTTATCATATAGAAGAACTAAGTCGTTAGAACTGTCTACAGATGTTTCTGCAGTCTGACCTGTAATTACTGTAGCATCTACGTTCAAAGTAGCAGAGCCAGAGGTTGCACCGCCAGACAAACCATCACCAGCAACTACGGCTGTAATGTCACCAGTAGGGACAGTAGCAACCTGTGCATCAACATACGCTTTAATAGACTGTTGCGTTGCTAATTGTGTCGCACTATCTGAAGCCATGTTATCTTCGTCCAGCACAGCAGTACCGCTTACTGCAGTATTTAGTACAGGAGAAGTTAATGTCTTATTAGTTAAAGTTTGTGAGCCTGTCAGTGTAGCAACAGTACTGTCAATACCAAGAGTTACTGTTGTACCTGTTGCGCTTGAATCAAGACCTGTGCCACCAGCAATAGTAAGTGTCTCGCTATCAAGGTCAATATCAATTGTACCACTGTCAGATGTAACATCAAGGTCTTGGGCAGTAACTTGGCTATCTACGTATGCTTTGATTGACTGCTGAGTAGCTAGCTGAGTGGCACTATCCGATGCCATATTGTCTTCATCAAGAATAGCTGTACCACTAACACCTGTATTTAACACAGGACTTGTTAGTGTTTTATTAGTAAGAGTTTGCGTACCTGCTAGTGTAGCAACAGTACTGTCAATAGCAACAGTAAGAGTTTGACCAGAGCCGCTTGTATCTACACCAGTACCACCAGCAATGGTAAATGTTTGACTGTCTAAGTCTACAGATAATGCACCGCCTGAGTCACCCTGAAAGTCTAGGTCTTCACCAGTTAGTTGTGTATCCACATATGCCTTGATTGACTGTTGTGTAGCCAGAGCAGTAGCACTGTCAGAGGACATAGTATCTTCATCAAGAATGTCTGTAACAGTAGTGGTAGGCATAGCCAGACCATCAATGGTGGCTGTACCATCAAGATACATATCCTTGAACTGTAGGCTGCTTGTACCTAAGTCTACATCATTGGTAGTGACAGGTACAATAACACCATCCTGAACACGGAACTGTTCAGTTGATGTACCTGAAACATCAATAAAGAAACCTACACGTTCATTACTATCGTCTACAACAACTTTGTTTTTAGGAACAGCAACACCGGGGTCACCAATCAAACCAATGACTGGACCTTCAGCAGCAGTGCCATCATGTTTGTGGCCTGTGCTAATGCTAAATGCATTAAGTAGCTGGTTGAACTCGTCATTACTATCGGCAGCATTGATAATGTCACCGTCAGTAAACGTAGACTGTCTGGTATAACCTGCCATTAGCGTCTTGCTCCTACATCAAATTCTAGCTGAAATCCCTTCAGCGAATATGGGGCTGATACACCCCTGTCATTAACTCTTAGTGCTACTGCAAACCCTGAACCTTCAATGGGCTGTCTAATTAAAGGGTTTGACTGACCACCATATGTTGCTGTCCCATATACGGATGAACCATAAATCGCAACCACTGTTGCTGTATCAAATGGGTATGCAGCAGGACGAGGTACTTGCGGTGACTCGTAATCGTATCTTACAAACAAGTCTGCATTCACAGCAGCTTCAGGTGCATAGTTAATAATCACACGCTGAAAGTTTTTACGAATACCTGAGTCACCCATAGATAAGTCAGGAGACCTATACTTACCTGTTATCGTATTACCATCAAAGTCATTACCCTGTTCTTGGCGATATACGTATCCATCATACTCACCATGTAATACGATTGTTTCACCTTGCACTGTAATAAAATCAGTGCAGCTTGGACGAATACCACGAAGGTCTGCAAACTCATATGTTTGTTTTCTAACTGCTATAACACCTGTAGTGTTTCCACGTGTTATGTTTGAATTAGAAAAGAATATGCGATACTGTGTTTTATCTGGTACAACTACACTATCAAACTCATCAACATCTGTCAGACCTTCAAAGCGTGGCTGTACCTGTCGGCTAATTGTACCAAGTTCAACGTCACCAATCTTCTCTGTACCAGCAACAGTACGCAGTCCATCTGGACCAAGAAAGATAAGGTCACCACCAACTTCCTGAATAGTGTGTCCGTTTACACAACCAATCTCACGTGTAACGGGTAGTACCTGAAAATCTGCAATGGTATTACCTACCAACTTAAATATACGTTCTTCACAAAAGATAAACAGTTGGTCACGAAACGGAAACAGTCCAGTAATATTGCTGTCTACATTTATTGTACCTGCACCGTTGGCTACCGTAAAATCATTGTCAGTAAAAGGTGCAGTAAAAGTTATTGACTGCGGTGTTGCAGACATACCAGCAAAGAACAGTGCGTCTTTAAAACCAACTACAAACTTTGGGTCAGCAGGTGCGCCTGTTGCGTTGAGGTCAGTAACAGTAGTGCCATCATACTTGGTCGCATGATTTGCGCCATCAGCCCACACGATAAAATCTGTGCCAGCCAGATTGTAACGGAAGTGTGTGTACTTACCAGCATTTGTTCTGCCAGTATCAATCTGTGTCCAGCTACCTGTTGTTCCAGCTTCATGTATCTTACCACCACGTGCCGCAATAACTTTGTTATTAAAGTGTGCAGACATTAGTACCTTTTCACTGGCACTAGCATCTTGCGGAACAATGTTACTATTCCACTTTGTATAGCCAGAAATACGTCTGTATCCACCTTTAATGTCTGGCTCAAAGTTTTGCAACTCAAGTGCCATACCCGGTTGCATCTCAAAGGTAGAAAGGTCTAATACCAATCCCCCAGAACAGGCAAAGACAAATGGGCTTAGTCCTGATTCGTCTGCCATGTATCACCTAAAACATTGCTGTGTTAATGCCGTATCTCTGCGAGTGCGGTATATAAGTTGACCTCACATAGTCTACCCTGTTTAACAGGATTGACTGCATATGTTTAATGCCCTCTTCAAATCTTGAAAAGTTAATACCATACTGCTGTGCTTCGCCACGATACTGATAGGCATATGCAGTAGCACCATCTGCAATTACCTGACGAAACTGTTCTGGTATTGTCGGTACATCTGTTGCTGCAGCAAGAGCAGTAGGTCTGTCAAAATATTCAAATTTTAATTCGTATGCTGCGTCTGGATAGGGGTATAAACCGTAGTTATTATCTGGTGTACGAAACACATAGATAGGAACACCACCTACACCCGTGGTACTTTCTTGGTCAATAAATCTGTCTACGTATTCTTTATAGTCAAGTACTCGTAGCGTTGTACCTGCCACACCAAGAGTATTATCTTTTGATATTCTAAATGTTTCATAATCAACATGCGTAGCTGTAGTTGGTATAGTGTAGCGAGTTGTATTTGCTACCAATGTCACAGTGCTAGTCGCATGTGAAAAAGGCCAACCAAATTCACGTTGATTGACATAATTAACAGCATCGTTTACAGCGTTTTTACATTGTACTTGAAATCCACGTGCGCCTGTTAAGAAGTTAGAAGAGGTTAATTCTACCTCATTCATTCTTGCCAGCACTTCGTTTGTCAAGTCTAAGTAATCGTATGCCATCTGTAAATCCTAAAAGAGTAAGCAGGGGCAACCGAAGCTGCCCCCACTACGTGATTACTTATGCAAGTGTGTCACGGTCTACTTCGTTAGCAGCCGTATCACCTTGGTCGCTGATGTCCATCATCACAGCGTAAGCACGTAGCTTACCTGCTGTAAATGAAGCACCACTACCAGCCAACACAAAATCAATTGTGTCACCTGATGTAGACAGTGCTAGTCCATCAATTGCAACTTGTGGAGCGTAATCGCCATCTGATGCACCGTCAATGTCGAGTGCTGCTGCAAACTCATCAACATCACCACCAGTGAAGCCAAGAGCAGCAGTTGCATCTGTACCTGTGTTCATAGTTGCGGATTCTACAACTTGAAAGCCAGCACCCATAATCAAAGTGTTAGCAGGTACATTAATTGCCTGAATAGTATCACCGGGGGCAATGCTATTTGTAGTCAGGTCAATTGTGACATCTACGTAGTACGGGTTACGTCCACGCTGTGAGTTCCCTGATGCAGGGTGAAGTACTGCAGTAATGTTAGCCATTTTTCAATACTCCCCTTATACCAAGTTAATCTTAGCGTTAACAAGACCTTCAGGACGTAAAATCTTACGACCATACAAGTGCATACCACGAACGATGTCAGCAAAGCTGTCAGGGTCACGATATGTTTCTGTCTTGTTAATCTGCTCTGCGGTGGCTACTGCTGATGAATGTCCAGCATCAATCAGGCCATAGTTGGAAGCGTTAGTACCACCAACGGTATCTGAACCTGTTCCAATTGAAGGCAAGTTGTTTGAAACATACACTTGGAAGCCGTGCAGGTTGTTAATCACGAGACCATTCTGAAGACCAGAACCACCAAAGTCTGAGTTCAGAAGTTTTGAATCTTCGTCCTTCAGTACTTCCATGAATACTGGGTCAACAACGAGCCAACGGCCCTGTGAGTCTACGTTCTGCTGGTCCAGCTTACGGGCCATACGTGCAATAACCATAGTCGGGTTGGCATTGCCTGAACCCGGTACAGATGAAGCACCCGGCAAGCGAGGCTGGATACCAATTGATGAACCTGATGAACCACCGAAGTCATCAGCTTCTAGTTTCATGCTTGACAGCAGTTCGTCAGAACCTGCAGTTGAAACAGCTACAGAACCGTTAACAGTTGTATTAACTGTGTCGGCTGCGCCATGAATTGCAGATTGCTTAAAACCACACAGATAACCAAGAACGTCTTGGTCAAACTGGTCAGCCAAACGATACGCAGCACGGTCACTTGCCAATTGCTGGAAGTTTACGTGGCTGTGTGCCTCTTCAATGTCATCAACCTTAAATGCAAAGTAGTTAGCTTTGTCAATTGTCAGGTTAAAGTCTTCGTCATCAAGGTCTTGCGGTGTGATAGTTGTACCACGTGCATAGTTCTTGACTGTGATTTCGGGTTCTTTGATAATCTTAACGGAATCACCCATTGCAGCAATCTCACCGAAGTAATCATTATTAGTGATTGCTTCAGCAACGGCAGACTTGCGGAAAGCAAGCTGCACCTGTTTGCTGTAAATTACAGGTGAAAAATTACCGTTAGGAAGATTACCATACCCGGCTGCTGATGCAAATGCCATTGTATGTTCTCCTAAAGTTAAGCATTTTCCTACAGATGCAAACTCACCAGACTAATCAGAGGCTAATTCATTTGGGTGTGTATTCTAATAAGGTGGCCGCCCTACTATTCAACAGGCCAAAATCGTCAGGTAATCCGTAAGCTGTGTTTGTTTGCTGTTATGTGTGGACATATTGCGCTATACATCCACACTTGGTTACATATAGTTATACTGAAAAATAACTATTTGTCAACACTTTTTTATCTGGCAGAGCCAGAAATATCATAGACAAACTTTCCTGTACGGATAGCTTCCATAATATTATCTGCGTTCTTTTCATATTCTTGTGGCGACATTGCCTGAACTGCAGATTCTTTTAGATAAGCGGAAGTTTCATCTGTTTGAGGTGTGCTTCTACTGCCTTTAGTGGACACCGCTTCAGCAGCACCTTTAGTTTTTTTAGACTTCTTCTCACTTGTAATTCCTCTATCTGCTTTATATAAGTCAATTGCTCTAGCAGCAGACCGTGCATCGTTATCATTTTCATATAAAGCATCTTGAACCCACTTAGGTTGCTCATCTGCCCAATCATGAAAGTCATCGCTATCACGAATTTCTGAAAAGTCTGGATGTAATCTAATCAACTCCGCTTCTGCTTTTTCCTTTGATGCGGATTGCTGCATTTCGTCAATTGCTTTCATGCGGTCCTCAAGTACGCTTGCTTGCTCTGCCGCTTTCTTCATAGCAATTGTTTCTACAATCTGTGCTACATCAGGATACTCTTTTGCCCATTCTTCTATGTCTTCATCCGACTTGGGAAGTTTCATTTCTTTTTGGGCAGCAGTACTTAGTTGTCTTTTTAATTCATCTATTTCTTTTTTAAGTTCTTCTGCTTGTTTTTGCTGATGCTTACGTAAATCAGAGTAACGCTTTTTAAAAGTACGTTCTTCTGCGTTTGCTGGTTCAGCCTCTTCCTCTAGCACTGGCTCTTCTACCTCACCATTTTGCTCTTTGATGAGTTGTTCCAGTTCTTCTTCTTCACGCTTGATTCGTTCTTCCTGCGTGTAAGGTTTATTTGCAAATGCAACTTTTTTTGGTGATTGCATTTCTTCTGCCATAATAGCTTGTTCAGCCATCGTCTTCTCCTTATGGGGCTAACCGTAGCCAGTGTTGGGGGGTTAGGTAGCCATTGATATGTGGTCTTATTTTTTAGGAGTTAGACCACTTTTCTCCATCTGTTTAGCAAGACCACCTTTAGCCATGCCAAATTCACCGCCTATGCCACGACCTGAATAAGACGCTGCAGAGGAAGATTGCCTTCCTTGTCCAGTACTTGAATATGCCTGAGATGCTTGTCTATCAGCTTCGCTATCTCCGCTATCTTGTCTTGCATATGTTGCTGCTCTAGCCGCTGCTTCCGCTTTTCTTTGCTGCTCTATTTGCTGCCCTCTTTTTCTAGCGTCTGAAAGGGACATTCCCGCTGCGTCAAAACCATACTGAGAAGCTACTTTATCCCTAGCTGATTTAGTGGCACGTGCTTCTGCAAATAGTTGACCGTAAGTTTTCTCGCGTTCCGCCTTGCCGTCATTATAAGTTTTTGACAAACCTAGTTCAGCAATATCTTTGCCTAGACCTTCTTCAGTGTTACTTATTTCCGCACGAAGGTCTTCCATAGTTTTACCTTCTAGGGCAGTATTCAAAGCAGTTTGTGTAGCTTTTAATTCACCTGCCAAACTACGTTTTACTTCAGGGGCAAGTTCATGCAAACGCTGTCCGGCAGTGCCTTCTCCCGTTTTAAACGCATCCCGTGTTCCACCGTAGGTATTGTCTAAGCCAGAAAGAAATGCATCCATAGTTACCTTTTGAGAGGTAAGAAACTCCCTACGTGAGTTAACACCTTTAGTTTCTTTAAATTTACCTAAACCTGTTTGTTGAGCAATTCTTGTTCCTACTTCTTTTACTACTGAACCAGTGGGTGGTACTCCAAGTGCCATACCGATAGCCGGGGCTACATCTTTTGCTTGTGCTTTAGCTATTTCGTTTAAGGCTTCTAATAACTCTGCATCTGCTGCACTACCTTCTTTAGCAGCTTTTTGCATAGCACCTCTATCGTAACCGACACCTCTCATGTCAGTTGTAGAGAACTGCCCTTTGTCTCCTGAAATAATAGTATCAACTTGAGGCGCATCATCGCCATCATCTTGAGGCTGTTGTGTTACTTGAGTTGTTTCTGGTGTAGTATCTTCTACTTTTGTTTCCTGTGGACCTGTAGCTAATGTATACCCTGATGGTACAGTAAATGTTGGATGAACCTTACCGTCTTTAAAAGGTACTTGTATTTCTTGACCAGATTCATTTCTATATGTCTTATACTCATCTGGTGGACCTACATCAAATCCTGCACCTGCTTGACCGGGTAACCCAGACACTTGAGTTGTTGAAACAGGCGTTCCTGTAGCCTGTAAAGGTTGCATACCCGTAGGCTGCAAAGGCTGCATAGAGGTAGGTTGAAGAGGTTGCATTGATGGTGGTGTTATAGGCTGGGGTTGAAATCCAGAAAACTGAGATTGTTGAAACCCACTAATGCCGTAGTTTTGCTGTGGTGGCACAAATGTACCTGCTTGTGCTTGAACTATGCCACCCTGTGCAAAATCCTGTACACCATCGTCTTCTACTTCTAGGTCATACATATCAAATGGTAAATTATCTGGCATGGTAGCTTCTTCACTGTTGCCCATTTGACCCATAGCTTCCATCTGAGCCAAACCCATCTTAGCTTCTTGGCGCATACGCATTAAGTTTTCAAGGCCAATGTATCGTACTACGTCAGCAGGAAAAACAAATTCACCCTCACTTAGCTGGGCGGGAATATCATCACGTACTTCTTCTTGCGTAGAGCCTACAGGAACATCGTTACCCGATATAGGGTCAATAGAGCCGCCCTCTTGCATAAGGCCACCGTCATCAAACATGTCCATCTGTTTATCCATTTACTTCATCCCGTAAGTATTTGAGTTTACGCAAAGCGGTTATAGCACCTTGCTGACGATGCATCATTACCGTGTCATCAGATTGTTCTAGCACTTTTTGATGCTGCTCAATAGCCATATCTATGTAACTACTGAATGCTTCCCACTGGCGGTTGTTGCCCACCATCGGCTTGAGTTTGCTGAGTACCTGCTGCTTGTCCACCATTACTACTAAATCCTTGTTCACCCGGAACTGGTACTTGTCCTGTTCCTATTGTTCCACCACCAGCACCTGTTGGGTCTCCTGCATCTGCCCCTGCTGGCGGAGGCATACCACCTTCAGGTTGAGCAGGTGCTTGAAACTGTTTCATCAGTTCTGCTTGAAGTGCTGCTTCACTCATGTTGTTGGTTACTTTGTCGGGGTCAAGGTCCATAGACTTTGCAATCTCGCTGATGACATACTGAAACTTGGCAAACGGAGCAAGAGCAGGAT